ACTCCATTGGTCATAAAGATATACTCACCAAAGTCAGCCACTTCCATCAAAGTACCAACTCCAAAGGTAAGTTCATCTATATCAAATATATGAGTGATAGTGTTATGATCTGCACTGACAAGATACACAGCATCCCACTGGTTAATTACAGAATCTCTAACCACTAAAATATTATACCTTTCACCAGTGATCATCTGGGGAAAAGGCCAGTGGTAAAACATATCTACAGTATTAGGGATTGGATTAGTCAAAGGAATGTGAGGTTCCAGTCTTCCCTTTCCACATCTAAACCCTAAACACTGATAAAGAAACTCAGCATTAATCGTTACAGGTTCAGGACTTAATCCCTTTGTTAATGCCTTGTCTATGTTCCACTCGTACTCTCTCATATTTATCTTCCTTCTGAGAATCAGTTTGTTTAATGATTAAACGATCTTCTGTCAACTGACAGCTATTATTCGGTCAGAGACTTTTTCCTTTTCTGTAAATCATTTTCCATCTCCTCGATTAAAAAGTCTTTAACCTCAGTATTGTTTACTGTAGGTTTCCAAAGAAATGCTATCCAAATTTCAGTTACAATCTCTTCATCAGGACTGATTTTTATTTCTAAACAGTCACCTGCAAATACAGGTATTTCAGGCTTGACAAATAGAAATCTTTTATCAACTGTAAATCCTTTAGTCGTTGAGGCATCTTCATTAAACATTCTAATCTCAAATGCAATAGATTTCTTAGGCTTATTACCTAACCTTATATAGCCTTTAGTAATAGTCCCATCACAAGGAAACATATAACGAAGAACAGGGCCTTCTAATTTCTCACCAAACACTGCATTGGAGATTGGATAAGGTGTAATGAAGGCTGACATTCTCTTTCCAGCTCTTCTCATTAAACGAGCTGTTATCTTTTCAAGTTTATTTACTCTCTCTTCCATCTTAGCCCTCCATTTGATTTGCTTCAGCAATATTTTCTTCAACGAGGTCAAAACCGAGAGTCTTCACATCTGCTCCGATTGAAGCTTCCCAATCTCTAACTCCTTGTGTATTTCTATTTGTTATCTCAATCTGTCTCATAGCTGCCATGTAAAGTAACATGGGATGAGCTACAGACCAATAGTTTTCATCTGTATCGTTTACTAACTCAGCCGAATAAAAGAGACCATTAATCATTACAGTCAATTTCTCACTTGTAGGAACATTAACTAAAATAGCATTATACTCATGAGCCTTCCCAGTTGGTATATCTACCCATCCAAGGAATGATTCAAAAGAATTGACCGGCTGATTTTCAGGAATATCTCTTGTAATACAAGGAGAATAATACTCAGGGATTCCTGTACTACGAGAACTTGGATTATCAAGCATGTAGCCATTAATAAGATCTTGAATGTTTTTCTTTTCTAACTGCCGTCTTTCTATTGTAGTAGCAATCCAGACCTCTTTAATTGCTCTACAGTAAGGAAACTGAACCGAATACTTTCCTATATCAAGGAAGCGAAAACAAGTTCCCCATGATTTTTGATTCTCGTCAAGCCTGTCTAGAAACTTCCTACCTTCATTGATAAAGAATCCAGCACCTGTATCAACTCCAGTATCAGTGACTAAGTCAAATCGACCTGAGAGTTCTCTAAACTTCAAACGCATCTCAAGATAATTCATTAACAATTCCTCAATATAAAAAAGCTGTGAGGAGAGCAAGGAGTTTGGAACCCTCCTCACAGCTGGCTAATAAATCAACAACAACTTACGGTGTTAAGTCGTTGTCAAGCCCAACGCCATTAAGGACGCCACATTTCTGGGGCAATCCAAACTCGAGTCCGGCTTCGGTTAAGAACTCCTCATTAATACCGTCAACTCGACGCTGTCCATAGCCTTCAGAATGCTGCTTCTGACTCGACTCACCATAGAACGTAGTATCGTCAATGTAACGATAAGACAGTTCCTTCGGCTCGAGAACTACACCCATGTTACGAGTTGTAGCGTCGTAGCTGAAGAGCGGATGAGTTTTCAGATTCACAGTTCCGAACGGCGTAAGCCATTTGGTTATCTCCATTCCGTAGACTTTCTGACCAGGCTGAACATTAACCTGTGCGCCGGCATTAGCAAGAGCATCGAGACCAAGCAAGAAACCAGAACCGCAAAGAACCAGTTTCTCCGAAGCACCATATCTGAAGATTCGCTCAAGCATATTCTTCAGCCATGTCTCACCACCAGCTGCCCAGGTCTGGCCGGCGTAGGTAGCATTGAGCGTGTAATCATCACAGTTAGCTGCCGCATACTGGCGAATGAAGTTGATGACGCCCATAGTGGTACGTTCAGGCTTTCCGTTGTCTCCGATGTTTTCAGTTCTGATACCCCAGAGAAATGCAAG